CACATGACTTAGCATGATTTTCAATCATTTTATCGTCATTTCGACATGACCGTATAGCGAGGAAGTGTAGAAGAAGTATAATAAACCTGAGCCTATCATAATAGGGTATGGCAAAAAGAGCAAGTGACCTAATTTTAAGAGATAGACTACAATTTACATTGGATGGATCCGGAGATTTATCTGTCAACTATGGCAGAATAGACCTCTCCGATTATGTTTCCGTCGTTCGTGATGAAGGATTACAGATAAAAGAGATAACATACCAGTTAAGAAACACATCATCAACCAATCAAACAGCAGTATTTAACCCAGTTTTGTGCGATGCTACTGAAGCATTTGCCTCTATGCAAATATTTGCTACCACTACCGCTTACGAATCTGCTACTGATGTTGGTATCGCGTCTAGCAATGTTCTGAACAATTATACATTAACTACTAACAGATTTGGAAACGCCGTAGATATCGCAATATGGGAAAACCAAGAAAGATTTAGAGGTGTGTATGATTTGCATCCCGATGGTTATACTGTTGTTACTGATCTACTTATTGGAGTGGCTGCAAATGATTGTAACGCATTAGCCGGCGCAACTGTAGAACTTGACATTATGATTATTGCTGAACCTCGTAAAGTAAGTAAGAAAGATCTAGAGCGAATGCTGGCACAAGCAACCGACCTTTGATTAAGGCGGTGATTGTGTGAGTTTCGCAAAAGATTTAGTTAAGGATATTGCTACTGGTGTTGTAGTAGGGCTTATTATTGGTGATGAGGAAACTGTTTTCCCTATTGATATGGTTGCTATACCGGCCTTTCAAATGCATATGGTACAAGGTACACCATCAATGCAAGTCTACATCAAAGCCGGCGAAACATTAGTCCCTACAGGGGGTAATGTAGCCGATATGTCAGAAAACATGAATATTGAGGCTGTCAGTCCAAGCATGGAAGTCAAAAAGCGTAAACCATCAAAATGGAATAGATATGTCAAACAAAAGAAAAATAAGATTTTTACTAAAGATGGCAAATTAGATTTCAAGAAAATGGCTAAAGCATTCAAGAAAGGTGGGAAATAATATGCCAATTAAAGAATTAAGAGAAAGTATAGGCGACATTGATTTACTAATGGCTAACGACCAGGAAAGAGTTCAAATTGTTCAAAAGAGAATTAATTTGAAAGAAGGTAGCATTCAAAGAAATATGTTATCAATGGATTTGTTTTTTGATGACCCACCATATATTGTAGGTAGACCATTTCCTCGAGCATTTGATGGTGTAATTGAATTTTACTTAACACCAACACCACTTATTTTATCCAGTGAATCTTTATTGGCAACTCCTAGACGCGGAATGGATGCAGCAAACACAAATGTATTATTCAAAGCAATAATTACTCCTAAATCAACGGGGGCTGGAGAAATAGGAGAAACCAACCCATTATTTTGGAATATAGATCGTTTCCCTCAAGACTTTATTGCTTCTAATGCTAACTTCCCTTTTTATCATGACCAATTATATTTGACTATGGTTTTTCATGGAAATGCACTGGCTGAATATCCAGTAAACATAAGATTTAATGCAAGTTTGCTTATGTCATATAAGACTAAAAAAGTAAGTGAGATTACAGCTGCAATAGGAGTAATATCTGAGCGATTTAATTCTATGATTGCACAACAGGAATCAATGGGTCGCATTATGCCGAATCCCTTGGATATGGCAGGTCAATATATCCCTTCATATAATTGGGGTGGAATTAGACCGGAATTGATGGTTTCTGGGTCAACACTTTCTCAATTCTTTTTGCATCTTGAAAATAATCAGCCTGAAAAGACAATAACAACAGGTGAAATGAGAACCTATGCTAAACAATCACGGCAAATGGTGCCTAATCCTGACGCTTTTGGTACAACTGATCCAGTCGTTGGCGGAGTGCCTGACTGGTTTAGGACTATTATTCCTAAAGGCGCAGTAGCCGGCGCAGTGCGTGAACAGTTCCCGCCACGTGTCAGTCAAGACGACCCAACTTTACCTGGTCTTGGAAATGTTATATGTGTGTGATATAATGACTAAGATAGATTTATTGAAGAAAATCCTAAAGGAGTTGAAGGAGATTAAGAAATGTCTACAGGACTCGAAGCAATAGCACCCATCGACAAACAACAAAACGAGCGAATTGTTTGGTGTGAGAGATTGTTATATCTAATTGTCTTGTTACAATTCCCACAAATAGCATCACTGCTTTAGATTTTCAAACATCACTGAATCAACCCAGCCATATTGCGAGATTATAGCACGTACAACAAAGTTAGGACAATCTTCTCTGAGTGCTAATGCCCACGCTAAACTTTTCGTCTTAGAATCATTAACTGATGGTTCTTGATTAGAAATAATTTCCAACTTTGCTTTTATCGCTCTTTCAATCCATTCAGACCTAGATTGACTCCAAGATAAATCATGATTTAATTTTTGAATCAAACTAGCTGTAAGATTAACAGATATAATTTCTTTTTTTTCTGCTGCGGTTTTTCTTGGTCTGCCTACTTTCTTCATTCTTCATCACCCTGGTAATTTCCACATTCACAGACCGATGGCATATCATCGCAGTTAATACATCGTAGTTTTTCACAGCATCCTAACATTCCCATATGATAAATTGGTTCTTCATTCTTCAACCAGTCTAATGCGCATGACATATCTAGATTTCTTAACCATACTTTTGTTTTGCCACATCCGCAATCAAAAACAATTGATTCTAACATTTGCGCTAAATCCATGAATGTTGCTGGATTCATCATCTAATCCACCCTTTATCGATTGCATCAGCAACTTGTCCACTTGCCCTATATGCGTCTGACAATTTAACGATCACTTTCTCAACAGGTGTACCGTTAAATTTTTTATGTTTTAATCTAATTAAATAGATTATATCTTGTATTCTATCATCAATCTCTTCCCAAAATTGGATGTCTTTTTTCTCCATGGTTAGTCCAGGGAGTTTTACTATATTAATTAGATTAATAAAAATATTATTGAGGTCGCAAAACACATGACTTAGCATGATTTTCAATCATTTTATCGTCATTTCGACATGACCGTATAGCGAGGAAGTGTAGA